CGCCCCAGATCTTTCCTCTCCATGAATACTACACAATCGTCACCGTTGTTCATTAACTTGATATTCACATCGCAATGTCTGCTATGGCAGTACACCATGGCACACATGATGATACAATTGCCCATTGCGGTGTTCATATCTCCACTAAATCGTTTGCCTACTACGGAATACTTCAGCTTGCCATCCTGACAGTAGCCGAAGCCACGGTTGTCCATCTGCCATCTGAGTAGTTCCACAAGGTGGGTGTCATTGGGGTACAAGCTGGTATAAATACTATGCTCCCATCCCAGGACGCCCGGGCCAACGTGCATGTCAAACTTTGTAGCGTCCAGTCCGATAGCCACTGGGTCAGCGAAGCTGTTCCATTTGCCGGTCATTATGGTTGCTATCTGATGCACGTTGTATCCTTTGATAACGGTAGGCCCATCGCCTAACACCCTCTTGATCCCCCGGTACATGCGATGCTCAATGTGTTTGAGGTAGCTGCCTAAATGTAGGTTATACCGTGGGTTTCGGGGCTGGATACAGCGTGGTGCTTTAGTTGGGTTAACTTTTTCACATTTAACGAAAGCAATGCTATAAGCATCCTTTCGTTCCAGTGGGGCTTGGCTGAGCGATTCAAGAGCTTGCGCATATATAGTCTTTTTCCGACCTGTATACATCTCCACAACTTGGTGGAGGAAAATACGGGTGGGATGACCACTAGCGCGGAGTAGCTTATACTTGAATTCACCCAGTGTGGCGCTTACCACTGCACCGTCCACAATGGGAGGGGCTACGAACTCCTCCCCTACTTTGCAATAGTACATGCGGGTCAATAAGGCCGTAGCCAGCGTGTTGATGTCCGCATTGTTTACACGCAGGTTGTGGAGAGGACCTACACCGCTAATGCAGTACATGGTCCTCTCCGTGAAGGGAGCCTGGTTGTGTGTTACCTCGAGATTGGGGTGTCTCAGACCGCAGTGGTGTGAGACACCTGGTAACGCAACCAAGCCCCCTCATTGGGTCATTCCAACCTCCCTACTCGGGAGGGTCCACCGAGACAGGGATCCTGTCAAGTAGTGGACCACTCGAGTAGTGAGGCTCACGTGCGACCCCCGCCGCACGCGACTCTCCATGCAGTTGAATACCTCACTGGCTTCAATCTCGTAGTCGTTTGGCACGAATACGGCTGAAACCACCATTGGTATCACCTTTGCAGCATGTGTTGGCCGTAGCCCGTGTGTCTCGCACAGATTTCTGGCAAGTCGCTGCACCACCATCCGATTAGCAGGGGTGGGTTTAGGTGTTCCAAGCCGGCATTTGATTTCGGCCACGATGTCGCGTGCATATCTCATTGCACCGCGACGGTGTGGTAATCGCCTATGCCGGCGCTCTTGGATTGGCGTGTTGTCGACCTCCATGTTGAATGCGATCATGTTAGGCATCCGCTGCCCAACAATAACTGCACCCACTGGGTCATCCTCCACGCGGCGCGGGTCGTGCTCAACTAGTGCGTTATCATTGTTTAGTTCCTGAGCATCCTCCGCTTGGGCAGGCACATCAATCGGTGGAACTTGGTCGTTCTCACCGATGAGGTCATATCCATCATCCAAGTGTTGCATGGGTAGTGTGTCGCTTTCTCTCAATACGGTTTCTAAGAGGCGTCTGTTCTTACGTTGTTCCCTAGCGCTATACATGGCAACCGCAACTTTGCGGCCAATATAGCACGCGAAGCTTGCGGCAGCCACTTTGGTTAGTAGTAACGCCCGGACTTGTAGAGATTTCGGGATGTTGTAAGTTGCGGCCATAGTGTGTGTGAAGAGAGAGCTTGGGCATTTGCGCTATGCCCAGCGGCCAAGGTCCAGATGGCGCTGGTCACGGTTATCCCCCCGTGTGGGGTGGTGTGTGCTGCCCCGCCTTCGCAACGCACTGTGGTGCCTTCGCACCTCCTTGACCTCCTGGTTATTGGTTTACTTGTGGTCCCATCTGCCAGCACGCCACACGCTGGTTATCCATCCACAAGATGGGTGGTTAATCCACCGACTCGGTTAGCGAGA